AACACTTTCTTCTTTCACGGCATTCATAAACTCATCTGTCAGTCTTACAGATATATTGGCGCCTGTCACTCTAGTTAAATTGCGCTTTATCTTTATGAAATCCCTAATTTGAGGATGATGAACAGAAATAGTAAGCATAAGTGCTCCGCGGCGACCACCCTGAGCCACTTCTCTGCAAGAATTTGAAAATCTATCCATGAATACTTCAATGCCATCTGTTGTCCTCGCACAATTTCCTGTTGTCTGGCCAGCTGGGCGGATCGTGGAAATATCAAAACCCACGCCGCCGCGGCGCTTGGCGATCTGAACTAACTCCTGATCCGTCTTTAGAATTCCTCCGTAAGAATCATGAGGTGACTCTACAACAAAACAGTTTGAGATTGATTGCACCTGATAATCATTACCGATGCCAGACATCGGTGAACCTTGAGGAACAATATATCTAAAGTTTTTAAACAGCGCATAGATTTCTTTTTCACTCAACGGATTTTCATATTTCTGTTCGATTCTTGCAAACTCTGCTGCTAACCGCCTGTGCATGTCATCCGGAGTCGATTCTAATACATTTCCGTCTTTGTCAGTTAACGCATATTTTGTTACAAAAACATTAGCTGCTAACTCATCACCGCGAAAGTATTCTAATGACTGCTCAAATGCTTGATCATATGTGTGCCACTTCATTAATACCTCACGATTTTCTTACTTCGTTCCACTTTGTTTTAAGCAGATTTTTCATAGCTGAGGCATCATTTTCACAGACTTCTTTTAAGTCCAAATCATTTTCATCAAGGACTGTGATAGTTGATCGCGCGGTGTCCATCTTTATTGGAAATAGAATGCCATCTCTACCGGCACGGTTCTTGGCGATGAACAACCGACCGACACCAGACGACTTCTCCATGGGCTTGCGTGAGATCGACAGCACGATATCTGCTACCATTGCTTTCCCATAGGCTTCAGACATATTTTCAAGCCCAACGATGTCTGACTTTGCTGATTCCCTATTTGCTTGAGATGCTGTCCAAATTGGAATGTTCAACTCCATAGCAAAATTTCGTAATTCCTCATAGATCAATTTTAACTCATGCCTCAATGAATCATACTGTCTAGATGATCTCATGATATCAGCATAATCAATAATAATCAAACTTGGTAAAAATGATTTTAACTTCAACTTCTCCACATGATTTCTAATTGTCTGAACTGTTGCTGCACCAGTTGGATACTCTTTGATAATCAGTCTGCCCAAATCCATCGATTTATACTTGTCCACAACAACTTCTTTGTTGTCTTGCACTTCATTGCTTGGAATACCGCATAGATTCGAATCATATCTTAAACCCACAGCATTTTCAGTAAGTTCAAACGTATAGTGCACAACATTTTTTCCAACTCGTAGAGAATTGGCACCGAGCTGAACTAAAAAATGTGATTTTCCGACACCGGTATTCGCAGTTATAACTCCAATCTCGCCACGACCGATGCCTCCATTCATGATGTCTTTTCGATCGAGCTCTTTAATACCAGTTGGACACACACGACGGTTCAATTTCACAAATCTAGCTTCGATATCTTCAAAGAAATCATGACCCGTAGAGGAGGGCAAACCAACAGAAACAGCATTCTTCATCAGAGCGACTACGCTATCAAACTGCCCTTCATGAATTTTTTGAACAGATAGTTCTAGTGCTTCCTTAAAAGCTTGACGTTTACAAAAATCTAGACACTTTTCCTTCACATACTGTAGATCACCGTGATCTGGATTAGACTTAATCCGATGCAAGTACTCAACAATCTGTTCTCTTAAAAGTGTATCATTGCCCTCTGATAAATCATCCCTAATGATGTTGACCAAGAGCCCCATTGTGGGAAAACACTTGTATTTCTGATGATAGACAAAATACCTGCTTGTCAAATATTTTAGATATTTCAACTCAAAAAATTCAGGGTTCATCACCTCAATCATCTGAGACGCCCATTCATGATCATGGAGTAGTCCTTGAAAGATCTTCTCCTGAAAAGATTTACCATACTGCTTAAACGCACCCGGGCTCTTAGAAACTTCAGGTGGCGTTAATTGTGTTAAAGACATCTCAATCCTGTATTGCAAAGTTTAGTGAAAAAAACAAACCGTCGACGTCAAAGGTGTGCATGCCTTCTTTTATAAGCTCTCGCATTACAGTTATCTTATTGCGGCTCGGTTGGTACGTATCAACAATGCTCTGTATCTTTTGAATTTGTGTTGCTGATAAATTAATTGTGTCTAAATACATTAGCTTCCAATTTCGCCTGCCAACTGATGCCGCTTGGACAATATTCGTGTATGCCTTGACCTTTGTCTCTTTAGATCGTTGTCGACTTAAAGTAATTATTTCTTCGACGCTTAGAGATTCCGGTAAAGTTACTTCAGGAAAACGCTTTACCATTGTTTTAAAACCAACACCTTTTATCCCTGGTATACCGTCTGAGGGGTCTCCACAAAATGATCTTACTAAACAAAAATTTTCTGGGTGCACGTGAAAACGACTGACGACGTCATCTACATCAATGTATTTTTTACTGGTAGGTGAGTATATTGTGTTTTTATCACTCAAAAGCTGATAGAAGTCTTTGTCTGACGAGTAGATCACACACTTGTCTTCTCTGAACACGTACTTTGCGCAGTATCCTATCACATCATCTGCTTCACAATCACTTACATATACCTGACAGACAGGTGTGTTTTTTAACAAGCTTATCAGTAATGCAACTTGATAATTTCTGTTATCTATTGTGTCGGGTATCTCGCTGTAAAAACGATTTAGCCTTTGCGGTTTTCTATTCTGCTTGTACTCAGGAAAGATCTTCCTTCTTCTTGAAGAACCCCCGCCCTCCCAGATCACATAAATTTTTTTTGGATAAACTTCGTCGGTAATTTTCTTCAGGCCACGTAAAAATCCGACCGCACCTCCGATCGGTTGGCCGTTTTTGTTGAGCGTAGGATTTGCACAGAAGTGTCGTGTAAAAAGATTATAAGCATCAATCAGCAAAATAGGTCGTGCTGAATCAGTCACTTATTTCTCCTGTCAATTCCATGCCAATTGATCGAACTTCCTCGTATGATTCTACGTCGATGGCATACTCACTAGGATTCATCTTTTTTACCATGACCACTTCAAGAAGGTCATCAATATAAACAGCATACTCTGGATCTTTCATTATTTCATCAAATTTTGGTTTATGAAATTTCTTCTCAATAAGAAACTCACCTGTTTCTGTATTAACAACAGTTAACGACTTCCACGCACCAGTACCTGAAACTGATATCTCGTTACCATTTACTATTTCAGGTCCGTGCTTTCTTAGCACATCAAATACTTGCTCGTGCTCTTTGATTCCTACACCAAAGTGTATCTCAAAATTTATTTTTCTAAACGGAGCTGCGACCTTATTCTTTATTGTCTTTGCAGAAACATGGATTCCAATAACGTCATCACCATCTTTTATTTGTTGACCTGCTCCCAATTTTATTCTGGTAGATGCGTGAAACGGAATGGCTTTGCCACCCGGAGTTGTCGTAGGATCACCAAACATCACACCGATCTTCGTTCGAGTCTGATTAAGAATCACAAACAAAACACTCTGATTTGCAATTACCCCGGTGATTTTCCGCATTCCCTTAGAAATCGCCCGGGCCTGTAACCCGATAGATTCCTTGTCATAGTCACCAAGTAATTCTGCTTTTGGTGAGCTTGCTGCTACAGAATCCCACACAATAGTTACTGGTATATCCTTGTCCATTGCCTTTGCTTTCATAATAGTTGCTTCAGCAATAGACAGAACCTCCTCTGTACAGTGAGTGTCAACATAGACAAATCTATTAGAGACATCAACACCAAGCATACCTAAGTTTTCAACTGACGTAGCATTCTCCGTGTCGATATACACGACGATTCCACCCATTTGCTGGGTAGTCCTAGCAATCTGCGTTGCTATATGTGACTTGCCAATTGACGGCGGGCCAAAGATCTCCACGATTCTTCCTTCAGGCAGCCCTCCGTCTCGCCTGTTAGCACAGATGTAATCAAGTAATCTTGATCCTGTAGATATCCATCGCTTAACATGTGTAGGTGATTCATCATATGCAAGGTTGTAAGCGACCCTTTCACCCAGCTCTTTGTTTAATGAAGAAATTAGATCAGCAGTAAAATCTTCCGGTGGGGCATTGCTCATTATCGTCCTTTTCTTAGCCATAAGAATTCCTTTAGATAATACTACTAAGATTTATCAAAGTGTTCAAGGAATTTAATCGACGAATCATTCTTCAAATACAAAAATGCCGGGAGAAATGGTTCGCCCGGCAAAAATGTGTTACATGTTTTCAAGATTACATGTTTTCAAGATCTGCGAAAGCGTCGTCTAGGCTCTTGAAATTCGATGAAGTATCAGAATCACCGGTCGCAGCCGTCGTAGTCGTCGTCGACGTAGTATTATCATTCAAATTCACATCATCAGAAGTATCATCACCGTTAAGCCAATCATTGACGATCTTCTCGAGTTCATCATATGACTTGCAAGTAAAGAGTGCGTCCAGATCAGGAATGTTCTTCATCCATTCCAATGCTTGCTTAGAATCAGTAGCTAGACCCGAGGACTTCCCGCGGGGACGAACCTCAGTCATCGCCCACATGCGACCAGGTGGCTTCGTGCAGATCACCTTCACATCACGACCTTCGCGAGGGTCAGTGATGTCACCGTAGTCCTCGTCCAACATGATGTTGAGAAGTGACTGATACACAGTCTTTCCAAATGCCCAGAGGCGAACACCCTTGGCTTCCTCGCCGCGGACGACGACAGGTGCGTAGCTACGCATCTTAGGATAGAGCTTCTTAGCCAGCTCGTAAGACTCCTTAGAACCATCATCACGAAGCTTAGTGATTAGCTCCTGAATGGGATCGGGTTCACCAAATTGGTAGGGCGCCAGAAGACCCGGGTTGTTCCCGATGTTATAGTAAAAATAACGTTCCTTGAACGGTTGCCCGTCGTTGTCGGCGAACGAGAGAAGCC